TATGTTTAAGCGGACTCCTTTTTTAGAATAGTGTATCCATCCACGGTCAGCGTCCGCCTTACGCATCCGCTTATTTTTATAATTTTTTAGTTAAAATTATAAAATATGTTTAAGCGGACTCATCGGTAATAATAGTGTGTCCACGGTCAGCGTCCGCCAACCGAGTGGGGTTTCAAAGGGGTGCAACCCCATTCTACCAGAGCAACTTATCCGCCAGCCACCCTCGACTCCATTTAGTGTGCCTGTCCTTCTCGTGCCGCATTTTATACAAACGCCGCCGCGTCTTTGCAAACTTTAGTCCATTTTTCTTTATAAAGGTCGGATAATCATTCATCCCATTGGCGCCGACACTCGCAATCTTGTGTCCTTTTTTATAGACATCAATCTTTTTCGTCTTATTCGTCGAGGGTTTAACAGTAACACCGATTTGCTTGGCTTGTTTATAAGTGTAAGGCGTAATAGTATACATATTATATATAATGCCGGTGACAAAAAAATCAATGTTTGGCATTGATGATTGCAATTTTCCCAAAAAAAATACGCGTACGTTTATGAAAAACAAAACTGTTAAACGCGGACGCAAACCATATAATTATAACACGGTTATTTTATTCCCACATAGTTTAGGCCAAACCAAACTTGGCACGGATAAAGCACCACATTATTTAAATAAATATATAAATAAGAAAAAACATCAGGTAAAGAAAATAACAAACACTGGTAATTTATTTAAAAATATAAATGCACTCTATCAATCGAATAAAGAATCTACGGGGAAAATCGTGAATATTGGTGGAGATCATTCAATGTCTATTGCCACCATCGCTGATTCCTTAAATAAATATCCCAATGCAAAGGTCATCTATTTTGATGCACACGCCGATCTAAATACATATAAAAGTTCCAAATCTAAACATTACCACGGTATGCCATTAAGTTTTGTGACAGGTCTAGATAGTGACCCTAAGTTTGCTTTCATCAAGAATAAATTACCCTTTGAAAATTTGCTCTATATTGGTAGTCGCTGTTGGGATCCATATGAGGTGAATGAAGTGTATAAACGAAATATCAAATTCCTCACACCGGATATGATTAATAAGAATTTTACCGAGTCATTAAATAAAATATTAAATTTTGTTGGCGACGGGCCCGTCCATGTCTCTTTTGATGTAGATTCGATTGACCCCAAATACATTCCGTCGACAGGGACGCCTGTAAAAAATGGGGTAGACCTAATGAAGGCCAAACTGATTTTGGATAAATTAAATAGCGGAAATATTGTGAATTTGGATATTACCGAGTTAAATATGCATTTAGGTACAAAAGCCGACGGCAAGAAATCTGGTATAAATACCGAAAAATTATTTCATAAATTTATTAATTAATATTTTGATTTTCTTCCAATTTTCACACGTAATTTCCCTTTCTTTTTTTTATAAATCCAGCCGCCACCACAGAATACAATGACAACTGCGAGTATCCATTTATAATTGCAAAATACCGCGTTGTAAAAAGTCGAATCCCACGAATTCCAAGTTGAATTTCCTTCAAAATGATTAAAATACGTGCCACTCTGACACTTATTAAAATTACATACATTACAATCACCTGCAAATTCAGTTTGCGTTAACACATACATATTTGGTATATTCTTATATTTCGCAATCATTTTGGTCAAAAAAAGCGGTCCAGCGCTGTTCATAATATGTAGGTGTTTGCCAAAATAAACAAAACTCTGGGCATAATGTGGCAAGTGCTCTATACAGAATTTAATAAACGGATGTTGTGGTATTACCATAAAAAAACAATTTGCATAGGAACTTGCATAGGAACTTGAAGTATTTAAGGATTTCCCCAAAACAAAATCATATGACAATAGTCCATCGAGATTTTTTTTGCATATCATATCCAAGTCCAAATAAATACCACCATATTTATAAAGAACGAGGTAGCGGAACGCATCACATCGCTGAATATCGTATTTATATCCTGTATAGGTCTGTAAAAAATCTGGATACTCCGTTTTTACAAACTCCGCCATTGTTTCGTGTGTCCACAGAATATACTCATAATCTGGATGCAACGCCTTGCACGATTGAACCGCACTTTGCCACTGGCGTGGAATCTCTCGCGTTTTCCACGTTTGATGAATAATTTTGGGTATCATTTCTTTATATAAAGAGTATATAAAACAAATGTCCATCTATGTCTTTGGATATGGTGCACTGCTTAATTTGAAACCAATCAAAGAAATCGAGAGATCAAAAAAAATATGCCCTGTGATGGTCACTGGCTTAAAACGCTCTTTAAATGTCAAAGGCGAAAAGCAGCTTGTCTTTGGTGTCAAAAATGTAAAGACATCGAAATGCAATGGGATTCTCTTTAAAGTCAATGAGACTGAATTAGCCAAATTGCAACAACGAGAGAAGTTATACACAATGAAACCTCTAGCCAAAGAGCGGATTGTTTTTGCCTATGGAAAATGCCTATCTCTCAAACCCGCCGATCAAATCATTTGTTTTTATCCGCAAGCAAGTTATGTGTTAACTAAAAAAGAACTACTGGACGAAGAACGACCTATATCTGCATATGTGCGCAATTGTAAAGCTGGCGCTCGTGCTATTGGTGATACTTTCTTTCAAGATTTTCACTATGAATAATCCTCAATTGGTTTGTATATAATCTTTTCTTAAAAGAGTATATAATGAATTTGAATTTATGTGGTTATGCTCTTATTGTGTTGATCTTGTACATCTGTTTGAAAATCTATCAAGAATCTGATATGTTTAATTTGAAATGTATTATCTCGTCGGTGGACGGAAAAAAATATTGTGTGCGTGATCGTAGTAAATTAGAATTGGCTGCAGACCGTTTAGCCACTGTCAATAAAAAAATGAGCGACTTAGTCGACCATTGTTTTAAAACTTATCCCACGCGAGAGAATATCAAAAGGTTAAAGCAAGGATACAATCCAAAAAAAATAATGGAGACTTTACCGACGAGTGAATTCACCGCCTACAGTGAAAACAAAGGTGAAAAAATTGCCTTTTGTTTGAATAAGGAAAAGGATGGCGATCAATTGATTGACCCGAATACATTAACGTTTGTGGCAATTCACGAATTGGCACATATTGCCACAAAAAGCATCGGCCACAAAGAAGAATTTTGGGATAATTTTAAATTTCTCTTAGGCGAAGCAAGCAAAATTGGTATCTATGAACAAGTGGATTACAAGAAAAAACCACAACGTTATTGTGGGACAAATATTAATGACAATCCGTATTTTGACCTTTAATAGGTATTTTGACCTCTAAATACGTTCATAAACAATATAATTCACACTGCACTCATAGGTATGATCATAACTTTCCTTTCGATCCACTTCACGCCAGACTGTCTTGTCTAATTCGGGGAAAAAAGCGTCGCATTCAAAATCCGCATCAATAGAGGTGACATAACATTTATCTATTTTTCCTTGCTCTAAGAATTGTTTATAAATTTGAGCGCCACCAATCACCCACACCTCTTCATAGGTATCATTATTTGAGAGATAAGCATCCAATTCATCGGTTGATTTAAACGTTTTGATTAGATGATTATGATTCAATAGCATATCAAAATTATTCATTTTGGATAAAACAAAATTATCACGCCGAGGTAATCCTCTCGGCTTATCAGCCGGAATTGGTAAGCTTTGCCACGTGTTATTACCCATAATAACTGCATTCAAACCATCGCCTTTGGTCATTTTCGAAAAATAGATTAAATCCTGCGAAATATGCCACGGCAATTTACCCTTATAACCAATACCATTGTTACGGCACATCGCAACTATTAAATTATAAAGCATTTATTTATACATAAATCTATACCTTTATATATATATAAATGCCAATATACAAAATGTCAATGGTATACAAAATATCACATATAATAAATGGCACCGTTAAAAAAATATATGTGTTTAATGGCCAGAAAAATAGTAAGGAACCACTCGATAAATTGTTTCAAAGAAATCCAGCTGATCCACGCTTTGATGGTATCTTTAGTCCGGAAGAATTAACAGACATTCAAGAGAACTCAATCGAAGTTCGGTTTATACCCGAAAACATACATTTAGATGACACGATCGAAATAATAAAAAAAAAGGTATTGCTGCATTTAATAAATGATATAAATGCATCATTCGATGAAGTCTATTTTTTTATAGTGCAGTCTGAGCAATTCAAAGTCGCCACCATCTACCAAAATTTAACACAGAATGAAAAACTCGAATTAACCAAAGAGCGCTTAGTGCAATTTCTCTTGAATATTGATGAAATTGATGCAACTGATATACCCGACAAAGAAGTATATACTTACGATGATTTATTGGCATTAAACTTGGAACAATCTATTTATACGGTTTGCAAACCACTCGGGCAAAAAATCGTCTCAACCAAAGATGATTATCCTTACACAATTAATCCATTTCACGCTGAATCCTATGATACTTTTCTCGAGAAATTTGCCGACGAAATGATCACCACCACCAACAAAAATATAATGATGGACCACGGTCCGTTTTTAAACAATACCATTTATTTATGTTTGGCCGAAGACGTATTAACCTTTGGCAATTACTATAATTTAAGCTTGGCCGAGAGTAGCACCTTGAAAATTTATTTCCCTTATCTTTTTGGTAAGGAAATCACTACAGTTGACCAACTCAATGATAAGAAACAAGAATTATTGGCCGAAACCAGAGCAATGTTGACGCCAACGTTTGAGAAAAATAGTGAAAATGTCAATTTATTTTATGATATTTATGATCAACGCAAAGAAGAGTTGAAGTTTAATGATGTTGGCATTAAATCTCTCATTTTAATGATTCAACAGCCGACTGAAATAAACCTCCCATTGGATAATGTCTTTAAACTCTTACACGCCACCCAAGATATTCCAATGATCAAAATGAATTTATCTAAAAGACAAGAAAATATGTATCGTTTTTACGCGGACAAAATAGCCACAAATGGGAAAAAAATCCCTTACCTAGATAAAGGTGCTATATTTAAATGGGATAAAGTAATGGGTAAGAAAAAAAGTGTGGCGGTTTTTATCGAGCACTATGAAGAGGATGGATCAAAAACACCAATCCTATGTGAATTTAATAATGACGGAAGTATCTTGATTAATGCGAATTTCAATACAAGTCTCTCACTTGAGGCGATTAATGAATTATTCATAAAAGAAGTCAATCCTGTAATTAATGTAGTAAAAGAGTATTTGGCGCAAGATGGTTACACGATGAACAACTTTGTCGATTTGAAAAATGCAAGTACTGAAATTTTAAACATCGAGTTTGTTATGAATATCCATATTGAAAAAGATATCAAGATTAAAAGAATAGTAGGCTGTCTAACGAGTATATTCAATGTCATTAACGATAATTTGGAGAACGGAATTCGGTTGCGTTTTAAACGTGTCTCTAATTATAATGAAATGGAAAGCCAAGAAGCTCTTATTTTAGATATGTCACAGCCTTATTTGGGTTACACTGATAATGATATCATTCAATTTTTGCAAACCAATTTTCAACTAAGTCAGCAGGCGGCTGTCGCAAAATACGCGGAAGTCAAAAGTGCCCAAGCCACGATGGAGTCAGGCAATAAGAAATTAAAAAAACGTAACAATCCGGGGTTTTTAACAGAGATTGTCAAGCAGAAATATAAAAATATAGTTATGATTAAAGTAACAGGAATCAATCATATTGACTATTTGAATACTTTGCGTATTTATCTGGATACGTTAATCCGTATTACACAAAAAGAATCAAGCACACAAGTATCGAAAAGCTTGATTAAAAGTATATGCTCTGGAAAAAAAATGGCAGAAGAAAAGAATGTGGATGAAATTATTGCGCAGATTGAACAGCCCAATGCCGAAAATATACAAATGACAATAGTCGCGGAAGAATTAGTTTTTAATAAAGCAGAAGAAACCGAATTCGAAACATTTGGCGAAGCTGAAGATATGGATGAAGCTGAATTTTTAGCACGCTATGGGTATCAAGAAGAAGAAGAAGAGGAAAGTGAGACGGGGGGAGCTGGCAAAGGCAAAGGCGAAGCAGCAAGCGAAGAACAAGACGAAGCAACAAGCGAGGAATCAAGCGACGAAGAAAACGAAATATTAGAAACCGATATTACTGGTCAAAAATTAGCAAATCCAAGTCCATTTGAAAAACGTATGCGTAAATATGATAAAAATTTATTCAAAACAAAAACGGGTAATGATAATTTCAGTTCCTATGCGACTGACTGCCAAATAAATCGACGACGCCAGCCCGTTATTTTAACCGACGAAGAGAAAGCCAAGATTGATCGTGACCACCCTGGCTCCTATGAAAAGGCCATAAAATATGGCACGGACGCCAGTAAGCAATTTTGGTATATATGTCCCCGCTATTGGGATTTGAAAAAAAATGTCAGTTTAACAGAAGACGAAGTGGATAAATCTCTCGTTATTCCCAAGAAACCCGATGGAAATAAAGTTCCACCCGGCAAACAAATTTTCGAATTCAATGATTATGGCACAGAACATATCAAAGATAATAAATATGTAACGCATTTTCCGGGGTTTTTAAAAGCACCGAATGAAGAACGTGGTGCGTGTTTACCGTGTTGTTTTAAAAAATGGGATGGCTTACAAGCCGGTCTGCGTGCCAAATGCACAAATGATGCTACGATTGTAGTGCCACCCGGACGCAAGAAGAAAAAGGAAGAAATAGACGAATATATATTGGCGCCGGATAAATTCCCCATTACACAAGAAAATCGCTTTGGTTATCTACCTATTGCTGTGCAAAAATTTCTCCATACGGACAATAAAAAATGCCAAGTGAGTGATATGGATATCAAGCTGAAAGACGATCACGAATGTTTGCTACGGCATAGTGTGGAAATCAATCAAAATCAGTCCTTTGTTGCGTGTATTGCGGACATTTGGTTTGAATCCTATAAGAAAATACACAAAGAAAAGGGAAAACCGACCATTAAGCGTATGAAAGAAATATTTGTGGAAACCTTGACGATTGATAATTTCGTAACACTGCAAAATGGAAACCTAATTAAACTGTTTTACAAGAATAACAGACAAGCAGAACCAGCAGAAGAACCAGCAGAAGAAGAAGCAGCAGCAGAACCAGCAGAACCAGCAGAAGCAGAAGCAGCAGCAGAACCAGCAGCAGCAGAAGCAGCAGCAGAAGCAGCAAGCGATATGGCAAAATACGCCGAGGTTTTTTCCAGTACTAATTCTAAATTGTATGAAGTCGCCGACAAAGCCAATCCCGTGCAAATGAGCGCTTTAATTAAAGTTGCACGAGCATATGCGAATTTTATTGCTTATTTAAAAGATGATACAGTCGAAATTGATTACGAATATCTCTGGGACTTAATCTGTAAACCGAATCCCAAGCTTTTCCCCAAAGGTATCAACATGGTTATTATTGAATTGACGCGGAGAGATGTATCCGAGTCGGTCGAATTAATCTGCCCATCAAATCATTATGCAACAGCTTTTTTTGATACGAAAAGGGAAACGATTCTCATTTTGAAAGTTGATAATTTTTATGAACCCATTTATGCATACAAAACCAATGCCGATGAAATTACAATTCGACGCACTTTTAGTTATATGGACAACTCGCTTATGACCAATATAAAATATGTTCTTACCTTAGTTAAAGAGTCGTTCAAAAACAAATGCACACCCTTAGCCAGTATGCCCAATGTATATAAATTTGGTAAAAATATTCCAGTAGAGAAACTCATAAATAGCTTACAAGTGCTCAATTATACCATCGAAAACCAAGTTATGAATTATGATAGTAAAATTATAGGTGTCATCGCAATAAATAATGCGGATAATACCAAAGGCTTTATTCCGTGTAATCCCACCGCCCCACTGCTAACGGCGCCTTTCGTTTTTATGGAAGATACTTATACTGATACATATCAAGACACCAAAGACTTCTTGGAAAAAGTATATACCAGATCCAAAAAGCAAATTCCCTGTAAACCTTATATGAAAATCATCGATGATGGGTTAATTATTGGAATTTTAACCATAACAAATCAGTTTGTCCTCATATCAGAGCCTATTCAGGATACGTTTGGCACCGATTTGAAAATAATGAAAAATGCAAATTACAATGAAGCGGATAAATCGCTTGGCACTGCGGGTTCGAATGATATTGAACGCATAAATTATATAAAAAAGATCCAATTAGAAACCAAATTTTATAATGTGTTTCGCACTACAGCACGATATTTGCTGGGGCAATATGAAAACAATGATATTCGTCGAGAGATTGAAGAAAAAAGCAAATCCAGCCAATTGTATTTAAAAAAGTTGCGTAGTATCGAAACGTTATTGCGCGATTTAATGCAATCCTCTATTCAAATTCATAAATACGAAGAAAGTGAATTATTACAATTAGATAATATCACTAGTTGCTATAATAATTGTGACGATAAACCGTATTGCCGACGTAATGAAGAAACTGGAGATTGTGCGTTACTTATTCCAGAAACGAATTTGATCAACCAGAAACCCAATGATACCTTTTATTACGGAAAATTGGCGGACGAAATTATTCGTTATAGTCGAATCAAATCTTTCATCTTTAATCCGAAATCAGTTCTCTCCTTTTCGCAATTGAAATACAATTTACGAGAGAATGAAATCATTCTGTCACAGTCACTATTAACCCAAGACTATTTTGAAAATAATATCCCAGCCAAGGTGAATCCGTATATTGAATACAATAGTTATGATACAACACAACCCATCGTAGCACAAAAGTATTCGAATAGTTATAACTTTGAAAAGACCGCAGAGGTGGATGAAACAGACCAAACGTGTAAAGTCAAACGCAAAGAATACATTGCTAGCAAACATTGGCAAGCGGCATTTCCTTTGAATAGCAAAGAGGATGTATATCTCTCCACACCAACAACGTGTTCCTTTAATGCCATCTCGGTTATTATTAAAAATAACGAGAGATCGGATATAACCATTAATCAATTGAAAGAAGTCCTCTTGGATGAATATCTAAAAATATATGATAACTACGGAAATCAAATCTTGAAAATATTTCGAGCACAAGGCAAGAAACTATTAGCAGGGCAGATTAAAGAAAAAAAAATTACACTATCCGATATGATTATTAGTGAAGATTATTATGCAACTGTATTGGATATCTGGTTATTGGCGATTCATTATAACATACCTTTGGTCTTTCTCTCGGATACCTCGTTGATGGAAAATAATGGTAAATTTATGGTGGCGAACGCAGTGGGTGCAAACGCAGTGGGTGCAAACGCATCAAGCAACCAAGATTATTATTTTTTGAAAGTTTCGGCCACCTTACCTCAAATTGCGCCGATATATACATTAATTATCAGCGAAGACTCCAATAAAATCGCCGTTGATAAAATACGTGATGAATCGATGAAAAGTGATTTGCGACGCGCGGTGGCAGGTAATACTCTCATTCCATTTATTAAAAAGTTTTCTCTCACCGAAGCTAATACACGAAAGAAAATAATTAAAGGCGCACCTGCTATAGAAAAAGAACCTGAACCTGCTATAGAAGAAGAAGAGCCTGAGCCTGCTGCGCCTGAGCCTGCTGCGCCTGAGCCTGCTGCGCCTGAGCCTGCTGCGCCTGAGCCTGAGCCTGCCATAGCTGCACTTGAGCCTGCCATAGCTGCGCCTGAGCCTGCTGCGCCCGAGCCCGTTCCCAGTCCAGCTGCACCCGTTAAAAAAAAGAAAGGTATGATAAAAATAAAAGAAAGGAGAATTTAAAATTCATTTTATTAAAGAAGAATAATATGAATACATATATTTAACTCTCTATTTAAAAGTCCAGTGCATAGCCATCATCCGCGCCCATATCTACAGCCTTGATATTTGATGTATTAATCGTCAATTTGTCAACACTGCACGCATCATCGACATTAGTATAGCCATCGAAACCTTTTTCAATCGTTTCTTCGGTATCTTCTGCCTCAAAATCATCCACCTTGAGTTGCGTAATCTTATCGTAATCCAAGATGACTTGAAATGCACTGGTGCCAAAATACCCTTCTTGACCACACATCACATTCGCCGACACCCCTCGCATCGTATCAAGCTCCGCGTGGCGCGCTGCATTCAAGAACATTTCGGGCGTTTCTTCAAAAGACGCTTTGGCAATCGGTCCGATATTATCGTTATTAATACCGTGGCGGAAGATCGACACCATATCATCGTTACACGTCATCCGGTCACAGAGCATCCCCAGATGGTGGTAGTTAATGTAGGTGCTATCGAATTCAATCACTTCTGCAATTTCATTCAAAATCGACTGGCGCGCTGCTTCAATCCCTAACACTCGGTAGATTTCTTGAATGTCATTGGTATACGTGCGTGTCACATCAATATCGGTTAAACTCAGCAAATGCATTAAATTCGTCCCGACCGTATCCAGCACCCACGTTTCCTTTTTCGTAAAACTACCGTCCTCCATTACTAAACTATCGAGGATTTTTCGCGGCGTAACCTTCTTGATATTCTTGATACCACGTAAGACCAATTTATCCAGCAGCGCTTCTTGGAAGTTCTTCAGTAAATAGATTTCGTCTGATTGGTCTAACGAGACCTTTTTACTCGAACCCAAGGCTTTATTCAAGCGCAAGCGAAAGACCAGATTATCACTATTGTAGTCCGAGAAAGTGCACGAGACTTGGTCACTATAGCTATTGGTAATCGCAAAATGCACATCATCCATCGTAATATTACGGTCCAACATTTCTTCGTTGTTCATAGTGAGGCGAATGACCCATTTCGATTTGGTCTTCAAATCGGCTTCACTTTCTTCTTCCTCTGCTGCAGTGCCATTGCATTCGTCAATCATTCTTTCAAATTCATTATAGGTTTGCATTATATGGTCGTCTTCGGTGACTAAGGTTTTCTGCGCAGTGGGTGGGTCAAAGCAGATTTTAACCGCAGCCACAATCGCGCGAAGTTGTGTATGTTCTAGTTTATTCACCATCCGCTTGGCATTGTCTTGGTCGCATTCTTCGTTCTTGTGCAAGTAAACCGTGCACGATGGATTCTTCGGGTTTTCCGAGAGTGATATAATTTCTTCAATACGCGGTAACCCACGCGTGACATTGGATTTACTAGCTACACCTGCAAAATGAAAGGTGTTCAAAGTCATTTGCGTCGTGGGTTCACCGATGGATTGAGCTGCAATCATTCCCACCATTTCACCCGGTGCGATAATGGCCTTTTTATATGTCATCACAATATTCTCAATCAAGATAGTCAACGCTTTACGATTGAACCGCTTCACCATCAACAACTCTTTGGGTGTGAGATAATAGTAATATAAGGTTTTAAACATAACATTAGGCGGACAATAGTGTATTGTCATCAAGCGATTAAAGCCTTCATCAATAATCTCATAGGCTTCAAGTGGTGTAATATCCACCAGCGAATTGACATTGATAAACTGTTGTCCGTGCACATTGTTGATGATATGGATAAACGACACTGGCATATTAACATTTTTGTTGTCGCGGTAGCCAAAGACATTCATTGCTAAGCCTGAGCGAGCTTGTATCGCTAATTCAATGAGTTCTTTGGTTTTCTTAGCCAGATCAATACTTTGCTTCGTTAAGCGTTTGATTGTGGGTTTCGTAAACGAGGCAACATAAACATCATCCGCCTTCGTTTTCACACCAGCGCTCGAGACAATAGGCATCTGGTAGTGATTGTAAATTTCTTCTAAGGTCATTTGCACCAGTGGCAACGGTTGTGATTCGACCTTCACCGGATCAAACCCGTCATCGCCGTACGAGTATTGAATAATTTTATTTTTATTATTGCGAACCGTCATATCATACTCGACTTTCAGATCTTCCAGACCTTTAATCAAGCGGCGCTGAATATAACCTGTTTGCGACGTTTTGACGGCTGTATCAATAATACCGATACGACCGCCCATCGCGTGGAAGAAGAGCTCCGCGGGCGTCAATCCCGAAATAAAGGAGTTTTCTACAAACCCACGGGCGGAGGGTGAATCGTCAAATTTCGTGAAATGCGGCAGTGTGCGGTTTTCAAAGCCATAGGGAATACGCTTGTTGTCAATATTCTGTTGGCCGAGACACGAAATCATCTGCGAAATATTGAGGTCGCTCCCTTTTGATCCCGCATTGACCATAATGACAAACCGATTCTCTTTGCTCAAACTTTCACGACCGATTTTACCGGCATCATTCACGGCTTTACTAAGAATATTATTGACTTGGATTTCAAACTCTTGTTCATCTGTGCGACCGGATTTATTTTCGAAGATACCCAAATGCGTTTGGTCAATGAGCGATTTGACTTCCATCTTCTTTTTGACAATAATATCGGAAATCGCATCATTGGTGACTTTGTTAGCGATCAAGTCGCTGACACCCACACTGTAACCACTCTTCTTCATATACTCGGTCACGATATCCTGCAAATTATCGACAAAATCGATAGAGGCTCGGTTGCCATAATCATTGCAGATACGGTGAATGAGACCGTTTGTTCCATCACCGAGCACACCTTTCTCGAGCTGACCGCGCACATATGTTCCATTCACGATTTCCAAGACATTGTTCGAGGTCTTGTAATCTTCCTTATCGCCGAAACGCTTGGTCTTATAGCGTAGGGTAAAGGGCGGCAGGATTTGCGAGAGGATATTAAAGTTGGATATATCTTTTTTTGGTAATTTATCGACATCGACTTTATTGTAGGCCATCAGTAAGTTCATTGCTTCACGTGCAGTGAACTTTGTATTTTCGCGGGTGAAACGGTAAGACCCGAGTAACGAGTCTTGGAAAATACCGATGATCGATTTATTGTTAGCTGGGCTAACTATTTGCCAAGGCACTGCCGCCAAATGTCTCAGCTCGGACTCACTTTCTATATCTTGCGGCATATGCAAATTCATCTCATCTCCCAATGAGCACCCTCTAGCTTTCACTAAAGGCCAGACTGTATCTTAAGCAAACTCAGGTTGATTAGACCATCATTGTTCACCAACATCCGTTCAGTCGTTGAAGGGCTACCATATCCTATCATAACGGATTTAGGTAGTCACACTGCGGATTGCCCAATCCCTAACATTGTTACCATTGGGAACGGCTATTAACCGTGTTCCCTTTGTCAATTTCTCGACAAAGGTGGTAGTTAGGGCTCTAAGGGGTTTCCCGCTTCAAGATGTTTCGCCAACAACCTTTGGAAAAGGTTGCACCAAACTTTAAAGAACAAGGTTTGGTGCAACCTTTTCCAAAGGTTGTTGACTAGGAGGTAGCACGCTTTTCACGCCTCCTGTTTTCGACAGAGAAGTTTATCGAAGTCAGCATTGTAGGGCTTAGTACAACTCACATTCATCCTAAAGGTGTCGCCTACCGGCATAATCCGGACGATATGGCCCATCATCGACATCCGGTGCAAAGTTGGTTGCCGATTGAAAAGGATACAGTCGCCGTCCATCATATGGCGATGCACGATATCACCAATCTCCAGCTGAATAGAGTCTCGGTCGATATAGCGCAGCGAGATATTGTCGCCATTCTTTCGCACCAGAATTTTCGCACCCGGGTGTACATCGGGTCCATTACGCACCAACTTCTCGAGAAATTTCAAGTTGCGTGCATTGACTGGCACTGGCTTGGTTAAGTTTTTCGCCATTTTCAGCGGCACACCTAATTCACGGGCCGACAGGTTAGGATCAGGCGTAATGACCGAACGGCCACTGTAATCAACGCGCTTACCCATCAAGTTCCCCCTCACACGTCCGTGCTTACCCACCAAACGCTCTTTGATGGATTTCAAAGGCCGACCCGAGCGCTGGGACATCGGCGGCGCACCCGGTATCTTATTATCAATCAGCGAGGCCACATAATATTGCAAGAGAATCGTCCAATCATTAATCACGTTAGTCGTGGCATTTGATTGAATTTTTTCTTGTAATGTTTTGTTAGCCTTGAGAATACTGACAATGATATGGGTGATATCATCTTCACTACGCTGCTGTGAATCGTGTTTGACGGAAGGTCGAACCGCTGGCGGTGGAATAGCCAACACTTGACAAATCATCCAATCGGGACGCGACCAGATCGGACTAAACCCCATAAACGTCACATCGTCATCGGCAATACGGCGAAAACATTTTAACAAGATTTCCGGTGTTAAGGTCATCACCAACTTTTCGTTTTCATTGCCGACCCCTTCGACATTTTCCCATTCGGCAATCAAAGTCGATAAGCCTTCTTTTTTAATTTTGCTGGGCTGTTTGCACCCACAGCCGTCGTCTGTATCTTCACCACAGCGTTTAATTTTACTCGCATAGACAAAGACAGCTGACCAACGATCTTCGGCTGACATTTTCATCAGATGCTCGTATTTTTTCTTACTGATCAATAACTTACTGCATTTGATGCAAATACAGCGGGCAATTTTGATAATCGTGCTGAGGTATTGGATATAGAACAAAGGTCGCGCGAGTTCAATGTGACCAAAGTAACCGGGTGTCTGCATATAATCCAACCCATCGGTGGGGCAAATCAATCCGGGGTCTAAAACACCCATACGCGGATCAAATAAACCCCCGATAGCTGGCTTATTGTTCACATAGGCTTCACGGTTGGTAATCTCGGCAACAGAGCCTTTGCGTATTTCATCTGCGGATAAAATACTAAACTGAATCCCGATGATTTTGGTGGCATTTTGCTTTTGCATCATTCCTTTATTTCGGTTTGAAGCCATGGTGTATCTTATATTACCATAATAATATTTAGATAGTTTTAATTCAATTTTTTAATATATACTAAACCTTGATGGGAATATTATAAAAAATTGAATTAAAAATAACACACGATTGAATAAGTAAACCCAAGCCAACAAAGCAAAGATGTCTTCTGAAAATACCTCCCAAAAGTACAATACGCGTTCAGCTGTGGTGAAAGCTGCTACCACTAAGCCTGTAGTGGATAATAAGGCTGCTAAGCCGGCGGTGAACAAGAAAGCGAAGGCTGCTGTAAAACCTAAGCCTATTGAAGCTAAACCGCAAGAATCCTCTGACGATGATGACGAAGAGGAAGTGGATGAGGATGAAGACTTTGAGGAGGATGATGAGGAAGAAGAAGCAAGTGAAACAGAAGCAATTGAAACAGATGCTAGTGAAACAGATGCTAGCGAAACAGAAGCTAGTGAAACAGATGCTAGTGAAACAGAAGCTAGCGAAACAGAAGCTAGCGAAACAGAGACGGATGAGGATTATATTGCATCTGCCGATGAGGACGAAGTGGATGAGGCGTTGAAGCATCACGAATATCAAAAATTTCTAAGTGAACTCTTTCCATCCAACTATTCATCCGGAAAGGCTAAGATGGCATCCATCGAACATAAAAAAAGCTCAAACACAAAATGCCCTGGCGCACCCAAGAAGCAGCCTCGGAAGTGTCTCTTGCTCGATAGCGGAGATGATGACGAGGATATGGATGATCTTGCGGATGTCGTTGAGCGAAAAAGTAAGAAAAACACTATGAAAAGCCAAAACCCTATGAAAAATTTTAATATTTCATTTATAATCAATGACGCTCGCCGAGAGGGAGGAGGCCATGATTATATCTCAGACAGAGAGGCTTTATACGATGAAGCGTATACTGATACTAGTTCAAGTGAAACAGAAGAAGATGAAACCTCTAGTGAATCAGAGGAAGAAGATGAAATCGAAACGCCGCGAAAAACTAAAAAGCGATCGGCGGGTGCAAGCAAAGCGGCGGGTGCAGGTGCAGGTGCTAGCGCTAGTGAAGCGTGTACTACTGGTTCAACAACTACAACAGATGAGCTGGCGTCTTTCGCGAAAATGAAAGGATTGTTTGAATCACTCTCCGCTAAAGAGCGTGAAGATCCGATCATCAAAAAAATGTTGGATGAGATCAAAGAGAAAGAGAAACGCTTTGTAAAGAAGGCAGAGCAAAGATCGAAAAAACAGAAAGTCGATAATACAAAAAAACTCAAAACGCTCTTGCGCGAGCGTGATGTGATGAATGATTTACAATACTTCAATGAAAAGATGTCAGTCGCTCAGCAAGAACACGCGCTCAAGCAAATTGAAGAAATAAAAAAGCATAACGATATTACCAAACCGTATCGACTGACTCTACTCGATGCGGATATTCCGTCGCAATACAAAGCCATTGCCTACCGCAAAATATCCTCCTTACGCAGTATGGAGCCCGGTGGCGGTGACTACTATAAAATGAAAAACTGGGTTGATACTTTTATGCAGATCCCCTTTGGCAAATATAGAAATCTGCCAATTACCATCGCAGATGGTGTCGAGAAGTGCCACGAATTTATGGATAACGCCAAACAAATTTTAGACCAAGCTGTGTATGGTTTAAATGACGCGAAACTCCAGATTATGCAAATGGTTGGCCAGTGGATTGTCAACCCGAGTGCTATTGGCACGGCTATTGCCATTAAAGGCCCGATGGGTACGGGTAAGACGACCTTGGTCAAAGAAGGCATAAGCAAGATTCTCGGACGCGATTTTGTCTTCATTGCCCTCGGTGGTGCAACCGATAGTAGTTTTCTCGAAGGCCATTCCTATACTTATGAAGGCTCGACTTGGGGTAAAATCGTCGACCTCTTGATTAAATGCAAGAGTATGAATCCCGTGATCTACTTTGACGAGCTTGATAAAATCAGTGATACGCCTAAGGGTGAAGAAATTGCAGGCATTCTTACTCACTTGACAGATACGGCTCAGAACAACCAGTTTCACGACCGCTATTTTTCGGAAATCGAATTTGACTTGAGTCGTTGTCTCTTCATCTTCAGCTACAATGATGAGAGCAAGGTTAATAAGATTCTCTTGGATAGAATGTATCGCATTCAAACCCAAGGGTATAACCAAGAACAGAAGACGACCATTTCCAATAAATATCTCTTGCCGAAAATCTGTGAGCAGGTGAAGTTCCAGACAGCAGATATTATCATCTCAGACGAAACATTGCACTATATTATTACCAACTATACTGACAAGGAAGATGGTGTGCGCACGCTCAAGCGATGCTTAGAAATCATCTATACGAAACTGAACTTGTATCGATTGATGCGTCCGGATACCAATATCTTTGAGAGTGAGATGTCAATTAAAGTGGAATTTCCAATGCAAGTGACAAAAGAGATTGTGGATAAGCTGATAAAAAAAACAGTGGATAATGGTAGCTGGCATAATATGTATATGTAATGACTGCGTATATGTAATGACTGTGTATATGTAATGACTGCGTATATGTAATGACTGCGTATATGTAATGACTGCGTATATGTAAAAAAAATCACCTTAATTTGTTAAAACTATTATATAATAACCATTTCCCTCTTGTGACTGGTGCAATTCTTGCATATTTTCTTTTTGATTCTTCTTTTTTCGTTTTGGCTACAATTGCATTCACGCTTAGTCCAAGGACACGCTGCGAAGTGTTTGTTATAATATTACCCATTTATAGATATAAATATAAATAAATATATCTATAAAAATGATAATTATTAAATTCTTTTCGAGTTTTGGTTCATCCGAAGGCTGTATTGAAGCTTATACTCGTGTCTCTGAATTGCTAAATGATCCAGCTTTTAATACCAACTATCGGTTTACAACTGGCGAAGATTATACCCACGCTGTCATTCTAAATACAGCGATGCCACCAGATTTAAAAGTTCCTAAACAAAAAGTTATTGGGTTGGCATTCGAGCCACTGGAGTTTTTAAATTTGACTCCCACTTTTATTGCGTATGCCACAAAACATATTGGCCAGTATCTCATTGGTAAAAAACTAAAATTGCCAGCCCCATTCACTGAACATTTCGGCTATATGTGGCACTTAACACCGCCAACACAAAAACAAGAGAAAACTAAAGTGATGTCATTAATGATTTCGAATAAAACACTTACCACTGGCCACCAGTACCGCCACACGTTATGCAAAATGATTTTAAATTCGCATTTACCAATTGATATTTACGGGAATGGCTGTACCTATTATGAAAAAATCTTGGATACACGATTGAAAGGCAAATTTCAAGAGCAGGAACCTTATGACGATTACCTGTTTCATATTGCGATTGAAAACGTCGAGACACCGCATTACTTTAGTGAAAAAATAATGAATCCACTCTTATGTAATACCGTGCCGGTTTATTTGGGCTGCCAACACATCGACACCTATTTTCCCAAAATGGTGATAAAGTTAACAGGAAAAGCTGAAACAGATATAACTTTATTAAATGATATCTGTACTAATCCATATCGCTTTCTCAAAGCGATTGATATCCCTGCTGTTAAAAAAACCATTCATTTTTCGAATATTGTAGATCGTTTTTCAGCGCCGTAATAAAGGATCATAATCATATCTTGGTGGAGAAGTTGCATATCTCTCAATATCTACATAAGGTCCTTCGTTATAAACTGGTGGCGGAGGAGCAGAAGGTTCTCTTGTTGGGTCTGTTGTTGGTTTTTTAGGCTTTGTGATTATCCACGAAAAATCTAACCAAGCAGTCCATTTATCGAAATAATATAGAATTTTACTCATTTATATATTATTTTATTTTTATTTGTCAATCAAAACAGCCTTGGCAATTTTCTTCATTATTTTGTTTTCACTATCGACAAACTCCTCTTTGCCCCCCATTGCTTGACCCATCATCTTGACATAAACATCATTGAGATGATGCTGGTTATTCATACAGGCCGGATACTTCTGGCTCCACGGCACCAACAATGCACTGTTTTTATAGGTGACACGTTTAATGGCCTTACGAAGACGGTCATACGTGCTGGTTTCTTTTTCCCATATGTTATCGTCTTTCACATACATAATCTCTCGTTTTCCATCGCTACAGTGAATGGGCCTTTTGTAAATATCCAAAGCATTTAAGTTTCGAATGATAATGTTACTGATGCCTTCCACGTAACCGAGCTTCCCCACATCTTCTAAATCCGAGAGTTCTAACGTCATCGAATTCACAAAATCCATCAGATTCATTGCATCTTTGCATTGCTCATTCAAGAAGAACTGCAAATTGAATGTTTTATTATAACTATGGTTCGTATTACTGGTGTTATTTATAGAAGTATTCGTCGTTTTATACAATTCCAGCATTTGTTTTTGGAATTCTTGATTTTGTTTCTGTAATTCTGAATTATTTTTCACCACGTCAAGCACCAAATTTGTAAAAAAAGCAATATCATTCGGCATATACTTATCTGTGTTCATTTCTTTTTGACATATCTTGGAATGTTTCCACAGACCATTTCTCGAGCCATAATTTTTATTACAGTTCTTGCACTGTAAATTTGCGAGAAGTTTGTCACCGTTGTCACCGTTTTTGTCACCTTTTGTATTTTTCAAATGTTTTGCAGTGGATTGATGCTTCGTATAATCTTTTTTGTTATCTGTTCTCATCTTACAAATTTCGCATATATATTTATATGATTTTTCACCCAATTCTGTCACCATTTTCCCTATATATTGGTGACAGAAATATCCCTAAATCCTTTTTTTTCAAGTTTTTATGAAAAAAGTGATGGTAACAACATTTTTACGATAAAAATAAATCCAAAGCATAATGGTCACAATTCATATTTTGCAAATTTTTTGCGCCAATTTGGGAGGGCCTTTTGAAAAATGGACATTCCAAAAATGTCCAAAATCGATTTCCGAACGTCAAACCTGAAAAAGTGATTTTTGAGAGATTTTTATATAAACCAATAAATTTATATAAAATTTGATAAACCAATAAATCCTATAAATCCTATAAATTAATATTCGCTTGTTAAGGTACGATTGCCTCCGCGTTCATTAAGATATTTCATTTGTTCGGGTGATGCACATAAGCAGCCATCCGCATTGGAATAAGTAGAAGGACAACATTCTGGCGTGAATTTGTTGGTATCAAAAAAGAGCAGTTCACCTTCAGGTAAAGGAATAGGTCCGCCTTCATTTTTCTCTAGGTCGGAATAAATATTTGAAGAATCATTTAATGCATTTGGATTTTTATGTTCGCGAATTGTATCATTATTTTCCCAGCTGCGTTTTACACCATCTCCCATTTTATAATCGATTGCTGAACCAATACCAACTAAACCAGCATTGAACCCTTCTTTAATGCCACCAAAAATAAAATAGACAACAAAAACAGCGACGATTAACCAAAATCCACCACCTACAATAATTAGTTTTATCGAAATTGTTTGATCTAAAAATTTATTAATACTCATTTCACTATAATACTAAAGTAGATAAAAAAGAAATTAAAAAAGTTATTCAACATCGGTTTTTTCAGTACTTTCGTCTTCGGCATTGACGCTCGAATGTTTGACACTATTGCCACCACTATTGCCACCACTATTGCCAGTATTTTTATTTTTAACTTCAACAAGTGTTGTTTTGATAGAGTTTAAAATAGAGAACATATAATTAGTTGCATTGTTAATTCCACCAAAAGCAATTATAAGAAATATAAAACAAATAGTACCCCAGACAAATATAATAATTAGAATTGTTTTTATTGATAGTTTATATTCAAAAAAATCATTCACTGTATTAATATCACCTAATTTACTAATTTCTTCCATTTTATATTATTAAAACATATAAAAATATATTGGTTTAGAATTTAAATCAAATACACATCAATGCCATAATTATAGTCATTCACTTTTACATTATTAGCTATAAAAAACTTGGTATCAGTTAATAAATGGTATAAAACCGGTGTAGAAGGAATTCTCTCATTCTGCAACGACATACAATTCACTATACCTAAAACAGGATCATTGATGTGACTATTTTTTGTTCCACACAAAAATGTACCATTTTCAAAAGAATGTTTATAAATCTCCATACCATTGCCTTGTATTTTAATGATACCCAATACTTTTGCACCGAATTCACTTATATCATTTTTCAAAATTTCATTTATCTTTATATTCGAGATTGGTATAGTCGTTCCATCTTTTAATGTTATCATTGTATCCGGAAGAAACCCACTATCCAATGAGGTATGAATATCCGCATAGGTAAAATTTTCAGGTAAATAACCGTGTGGCACACAATTATTTTGTAAATCCGTCACGACTTTGTCATCAATGTCGTCCCAATCTGAAAAGATGGTATCTGCTATAATAAAGACTTTATTATCGGTGTTTAAACAATAGACATAAGGCTCATTAAAGTTCGATACTAACCGAGCGTCAGGATGATTTTTCACTTTAATCCATTTCAATGTAGGATGAAAAACACGATGTTCCCCTGTAACAATGACTTCATTTAGGTTGTAAATATTTTGCTCTGTCGCCGAAAATTGAATTGTTGCCGTAACAATGCCTCCATTTTGTAGTTTATCACCAAGTTTAATATCTTTTATGGGTTTCTTTTCGCCTTCGGCAAATAAAGGAATGAGAGTGTCACCTGCAAAGCAACCCGGAACTGAAGGTGGCGGCGGCGTCGATAAGTCCAAAACACGCAACATCATTATTTGAAGCCATACAACAGGAATTAAAATAGCAATCATAATAACCGTTGTTATAATCGTGGATACAACCCAAGGTGAGGATAAAGCCTGTCCGAAAAAGGGGATAAATATTAACGCTAATGTTATTGCAATAAATAATATAATCATACACGCAATAATAATTAAAATAAGTAAAAGTAAATCGATTATGGATAAAAATAATGATTCCATCGCCATATATGAACCCATTAGCGTATATAAAGCGGTTGTCAAAACGCCGCTGGTTTTTTTCATCGTATCTTTTACTTTTACGACAAATCCAATAAAAGCGACAACTAAATTCACGATAGCCGCGTATATTTGTTCAAGTAAACCGGCGTAATCATTGCGTAATTTGTCGAATAAAGCTCGAAGTGAATTTACTGATTCTATAATCATTTGAATGGCTTGGGCTATTAAATTAACGGCAACTTGAAACGGTGCAAAAGCAAGTTCTGATATATAATGTAATATAGATAAAATGCAAGTATTAAAATTATCTGATGTATAGTCGAAGTTAGATTTATCGGTTGGTTTATTAATATAACCGGCGAATGGCATAAAGAGGGGATTACACCGTTGATTTGGCCAATCGGCACGAACGACATCTAATACATTTGTTAAGTTAGTGTGAGTAATCAAAAGCGTAAATGAAACACACAATATGGCAGTAACCCAGACATCTTTTCCATATTTATCCATATAACCTGTCATCAAGTATAGTTCATTTAATTTATCTAATGTTTTTTTTAAAATTTCTTTTTCTTCTTTTCCTTTAACTGTTGGTGAACTCATATATAATATATCTATAAATACTATATAAAACGTTAAAAAACAAATATAAGTAAAAATATGTTTGTATTTTTACTTAATGGTGATACTTAATGGTGATACTGTCATTATTTTCATTTCCCAAAGGTCATTTCATTTACCAAAGGTCATTTCATTTACCAAAGGTCATTTCATTTACCAAAGGTCATTTCATTTACCAAAGGTCATTTCATTTACCAAAGCTTTTAGATTCTGACCCATTGCTATCTTCCCAATCGTGAAAAATCCATTCGCCGAGTTGTATCGTATGGTCTGATGTAATCAAACAATATAAAACCTCACAATTCATATCGGCTAATTCAGCTGCAGCTGCTGATAATTCTGACACGTGCACGAATTGATTCGATTTTACATCATATACGAGATGACTACCAGATACTATAATATCTTCATTGTCATTAGCATTTGCATTAGCATTTAAATATCTTTTTACCTTGAACATTTTCTCCACAAAATCGCCATTTGCATCTAAATTACTTATTTGCATTACAGAACAAACACGCGAACCATTTGGTAGAATACTGTTTAATGGTATATTTTTCATTGGATAGATCTCTCCATTTTTTAATTTGACTTTAGTTTCAGGGTGAAAGCACAAGGCACGAACCAGCCCACCAGGTGGACCAGCCCACATACTTGTCATTGTCAACATCGACCCGTTCAACACATACAATGTGGCAGTCATTATTCCTGCAAGTTTGCCTATCATATCTTTGATATTAATAACAGTGCGTTGAACTTCAACCATAATATTGAACATTGTCGCAAAAATATTCTTAAATATATCTGCGAGGTTAAACCGAAACGTACTCATAAATCCACGCGTAAAATTTAAATCATCGGTTAAGTCACTGGCAATTTTGGCTAATGCTCCAATATTAAAATTAAGAGGCTTGAGTAAATTATTCATAAATCCAGTTTGTATGTTTTGAATGCAATAGGTAAAATTCTTGGCAGTGTTATGACCAAAGAGAGAAGCAAATGGCATTATGGACGGCTGACATCTATATTCAGGCCAATTATCCTTAATACGTTGCATACTGACGATGATAATATTAAATAAGTAAAGACATATGAATATAATTACTATAATTACAGATAAGGCCATATCTGATGTTGCCATATTACACTATGTTGTGATTATTTATTGTTTGAAAAAATCATAATTTTAAACAATAATCATAGTTTAAGTATTAACGTTGTTTAAGTATTAACGTTGTTTAAGCATTAACGTAGTTCAATTGATTACTTTATTATCATATTGTGCGTTCGCTACTGCAGTTGCACCAATATGTGTAGAAATTGTAGCCAGAGTTTGCGCATCTGGGTTGGTAACATACGGAACAGCCATACAACCTACGGGCGGCATACAACCATAACCTGTAATATCAGGAACACACCCAGAAACACAATTCACAACTGGATTCATACCACCTCGCTGCTTATATTTGCTGCCACTTCGTTTGCCACCTCGCACGCGTTTGCCACCTCGCATGCTTTTGCCACCTCGCATTGATTTTACTTGCGCATTTTGATTATTACTCGCGCCGATAATTTCTCCACTTGTTTGCTGTGATGATCCACCCGGTGTTAGATTCTGACTGGGTGGCATTGGAGCTGTAGTTTTTCCAAACTCTCCACCCCTCATTCTATGTTTTCTTGTAGATCGACGCTTGCTAATTCGACGCTTGCTAATTCGACGCTTGCTAATTCGACGCTTGCTAATTCGACGCTTAGTAGATCGACGCTTGCTAATGCTACTATGACGCTTACTTTTACCAAGACGTTTCGTATTTCTAGTACGCCTTCTATATTTTGCACTATTATGTTTCATATATATTAATATAAAGATTTTTATTATACTATTTAATATATTATGGATACACTAGATAGATTAAACTTGAGTAAAATGATTGATGCAAACAATGTCCAAGATTGCACCGATGAAATTCGTGCAAAAAAACATAGTAAATTGATTGGCGACGATGTAACGCGCTTAATCACATTGAAGCAAAAATATAGCCGGTTGGCGCAATCTAATACTAGTCAATTTGACGCAATGTGTGTATCTCAGTGTAGTTTTCTTTTCAATAATTATATGGAAATTTTCAATAAAGTAAAAAAGGATGAAATAAATTTAAAAATCTTGTATCAATTGTTGGATGTTTTAAAAAAAATCGAAGATTGTAAATTGGACCAACACACAGGTGCATTTGAAGTCGGTAAATTGTTGAAAACCATCTATATTGATAGTGCATTGACCAAAGCAGAACGCATTGATAAAAAAACTGGAGAGAAAAAGACTGTTTCAAAGCCGAAGGAGAAGAAAATTACGTGGGCGGAATATAAAGCGAAGCAAATGTCATAAAGCGTATGTAAAGCGTATGTAAAACGATAAAAAAAGAATATAAAATTATCTCTCATAAATAAAGAAATAAATCAATGTCTTACACCCTAGTCATTGTAGAATCGCCATCGAAGTGTAAAAAGATTGAGCACTATTTAAACAAGATTGGTACCTATAAATGTATCGCTAGTTATGGACATATTCGCGAATTAGCTGGCATTGAAGCCATCAATATTCATAATAATTTTGCGCCCACTTTTATTGAATGTGAGAGCAAAAAAGCGCAAGTAAGTAAAATAAAGAAAGCAATAGAAGGAGCTACAGAAGTTATTTTAGCATCAGACGATGACCGTGAAGGTGAGGCCATTGCGTGGCATCTTTGCCAAGTGTTCAACCTCCAAGTCGAAACAACCAAACGCATCATCTTTCACGAAATCACCGAGACCGCATTACAACGCGCGGTTGCAGCACCAATACATATTAATATGGCTCTTGTTCACGCGCAAATTGCCCGCCAAGTCTTGGATATACTCGTCGGTTACCGTCTGTCACCACTCTTATGGAAACACGTGAAAGATGGTCTCTCGGCTGGCCGCTGTCAAACACCTGCGTTAAGACTCATCTATGACAATCAACGAGAGATTGCGCTAACACCCGGTAAAAAGAGTTATGTGATAACCGGCTATTTCACAACTAAAATGCTACCTTTTGTTTTAAATTACGAAGAAACGGACGAAAAAAAAATGACTGAATTTTTGCGTGCAACTATAGAGTATGAACACACTTATAAGGCACCGACTGTACGCACGAAAACATCCGCCGCTCCTCAGCCTTTTTCGACCAGCACCTTGCAACAGGCCGCTAGCAACGAATTACATCTCTCACCAAAAGATACGATGGCCCTTTGTCAAAGCCTTTATGAAGATGGACATATTACTTATCATCGCACAGATTGCCAACATTATAGCGACGAATTTAAATCGATTGCAGCACTTTATATTATAAAAACATATGGATCGGATTACTTGAATACAACAGCCAAACAAAACGCCACGGCTTATGTGAATGCCGCACACGAAGCCATCCGGCCGACCAAACTTGAATGCACCGAAGTCGAAGGGCGAGAGAATCGACTCTATCAATTGATTCGGCGGCGCACATTGGAAAGTTGTATGGCACCGGCTTCTATCTCTGTGCTAAATGCAGTGATTACAGCGCCGAACAATTATGAATATCAATATAGGACAGAGCAGCCTATTTTTCTGGGGTGGCAAATTGTAGCAGGCACAAGTCAAGAAAGCGGAGCAGCAGCACCAGAAGCATATACCTATTTGCAAACTTTAAAATCAAATCTCTCACTACCTTATCGCAAAATAAAGGCGCATATGCATTTAACCGAGACAAAACCACATTATACCGAAGCGAAATTGGTAAGTCTCTTAGAAGAAAAAGGCATCGGCCGACCTTCCACCTTTTCATCTCTCGTTGAAAAAATTCAAGAAAGGAAATATGTGAAAAAAGAAAACTTACAAGGACAGGCTGTCGTGTGCAATGAGTTTGAATTAGAGAATGGCAAAATAAACACCATACAAACCGAGCGCACGTTTGGCCAAGAGAAGAATAAATTAGTTATTACAAATGTCGGCATTCTTGCACTCGAATTCTTACTCAAGCATTTTGAACCTTTTTTTCAGTATGCCTATACCAAGCAAATGGAAGATGATCTAGATTTAGTAGTGAAAGGCAATCTGCAATGGCAATCGGTTTGCAAAAAATACTATGATGAATTAGAACATCTCTCAACTTCTATTACTGAAAGAGGTAAAGAAACCATTCGGATTGATGCAGAACATACTTATATCATTGGGAAGTATGGTCCTGTGATAAAGTGTGAAAAGAAGAAAGAAGTCACATTTAAAACAGTGCGCAAGGACATTGATTTAAACAAATTAAGGCAAGGCGAATATACAATTGAAGATGTTTTAGAAAAAGAAGAAGCACCACCTGCATCGATTGGCTTATACCAAAATAAACCGGTCTTTGTGAAAGCAGGCAAATTTGGAAAATATTTAGAATGGAATGGACTAAGCAAATCTCTCAAACATTTGAAACAGCCCCCCAATGAAATCACATTAGATGATGTGGCTGATATATTGTTTGATACTGAGAATGATTTGGAACAGACACGCGTGCTCGGACCCGATGCTTCTATTAAAAAAGGGAAATATGGCCACTATATTTATTATAAGAATAAGAAAATGAAGAAACCACGGTTTTTGAAACTAGATGGCTTCCCCAAAACAGAGGACTATATGAAGTGTGATCTCTCTATCATTAAAGAATGGTTTGTGAAAACGTATGATATTCCGTTTGATTCTAGTACCGCATCCACCGAGCGGGGTGGGGGCAAGCGAAGCAGCCCTCCTAGATAACATACGCCGGTATCCGAACTGTGTATTTTTTCGGAATTTCATCACGCAATGAATTGAATTCAATCGTAAAATCAAATGGAAAGTTTTGAAAATTCACGAGTCGACCATCGTGAAAACGGAACTTGAATTTCAATCGTGCTAGCCGCTCCAGCGGAGGGTCATAATGCACCATATTGACTAAAAAAATGGTACGTGAATCGTAGATGTTCTCATTATATGACCGAATCGGAATCTTCGCAAAGGCCGCATTCACTTTACCAGAGTAAGCATTGTTACCAAACATTTCGCGTGAGCTTTCATTATACGGATAAAGCTCATCATACGAATTGTATTTATCGATTTCCATATAAATACACGTTTCGCCGTTAATCGTAAATGAGAGTGGTGCTTCAATATAATGGGTTATATCACTCGCGGTGCTAGTACTGACATTAGTGGGGCAAATATAATCAAATGAAAGACCATTTAAATCATTGACCGATTTATAGACTTTTTTTTGAAAACCGAGATAGTAAGGTAAACCCCATTTAGAGTGATTCGTCCACACAATAGGTTGCTCACAATTACTAAATTCATAGATAAGTTGCTGGTCAAAATCTAAATTAAAAGATAAATCGGTATGACCGAACCAAAATTTACTTTTCACTTCATCGTAAAAAACATTAAAACTGGCATCCGAGTTAGTCGCTGCATTCATTTTACTAGTCAACTCTCGGGATAATTGGCACGCGGTATAAGTGCCTTCTTGGATCGTTATGGTTTCTTTCACGCCGCCAATCGTAAATTGCATCATCGTATTTTGGTAATCGTTTGCAAAAACAAAAAAGTTACTAGGCATCGTCGCTTGGATTAAGCGCATTGATTGCACGTTTAATAGCTGTTCTGGCACCATAATCTCGAAAGTATTTGAATTCGGCCATTTGGTAACATCACGATCTTCGGAATGCACGGTTAATAATTTCCGATCGAGGACATAATTTTGTTCACGATTAATTAATGGTTTAGAACTACCTAGGTTATATTCAGGATTACGATAACTCATTTGATATATATAAATAAAATATTATCTCTCAAATAAACTCTAAATGGTATATTATTATGGTATATTATTTATATACATATTATATAAATAATGTCGAAAGCAGCAGCAACACCAGCATTAACGGCAACTGGAAAGCCGGATAGAGCAATGATAAATATGACAAGAAAACAAACCGCGGGACTAGACAGTTTGAATAAAGGTGCCAATTGTAAATACCGAGGTGGGTTTGACTATGTGATAAACAGTATGTTTATTTTTGCGGTTATTGGAATGTGTGTGAAAATATTTTTTGGATCGGCCACATCTAGTGACGGTCTTTATGGGCCAGCCAATACGATTATTTATGGGTATGGTGTAGTCGCATTGGCTGTTTTAACAGTAATGTTTGTGAGTTTTGCGATCCACGATCGTATTGGTCGAATCGAAAATAAAGGCAAGGTCGAGAGTATCCTGCGTTTTTTAAAATCTTTTTTCTCTAGCTCCGCACCTTCTATCTTGACGATTTTGTTATTGTTTTGGATTATAACATTAAATATAACTTATTTTAAACGGATCAATATGGGTATGGTGGCCAAAGAGTATTATCAATTATCGGCAGGTACCTCTTTCTTGTTTGTTTTTCAAATCATTTGTTTATTCCAATACTTGAAGTTATATATAAAAAATAAAGTCAATGGAACTGGTTGTGCAGATGATGTATTGGCACAAGGCCGTATTGCTTTTGCGACCTATTTCATATTGGTAATAAATTTGTTCGTGATTGGAATGATGAATATTATTCTGCAATTCTTTTCGACGGATGGCTGAAGGGGGACACCCCCTTGGACCCCCGTCGTGCTTGGCGAAGTGAAGGTAAGCGGATGCAATAAGCGGATGCAATGAGCGGATGCAATAAG